CCAACACCTCGTCGGTCTTGTTAGCGGGCGCTAACAGTTTCTGAGCAGTGGGGGTGGCGATCGCCGGAGGCATGCCCACCACATTCGGGAACCGGGCACGCAACGCCTCCATCCCGGCGGTCATCGGGCGACCGGCGAGCAGGCTCGTGGCGGCACCAACCCCGCCCGCACCCTGGTCCAGGTCGGTATCCAGGGGCGTGCGACGGAATGCGGCCTTCTCGGTGCCGAGCATCGTCTGCTCTTCAGCCAGTCGGGTCTTGAATGCGTCAAAGGCCTCGTCGTCGCGGAAGGCGCGGCGCAGTTTATCCTCGACCCCGCGCGGGAACACCGTTTTGACCGGATCTGCCGACGGGCCGCCGGCACGCAGTCGGTCGAGCATCGACTGGGCGATACCGGCGCGGAAAGCGTCGTATTCGCTCGGAGAATCCTTGAACCGGTCGATGAGCTTGCGCATCTCGAGTTCGGGCAACTGGTACACGCGCTGCCCTTCCTGCATCGCGGTCTGCATCTCCATATCACCGGCGTACGTCTGGCGGGCGATCTTGTACTCGGGCGATGCGCTCTCCATGTCTTTGAGCAGACGATTCTTCATGCTGATCAGCGTACGTGCCTGATTGCCCTCGCCGGCCCGCACTGCGGTGTCGATCATGTCGTCAAGTGCGATCTTGGTCTCGTGCAGCGCCCGCAACGTGTTCTTCGGGTCCGCGATGTCGAGGTCCAGATCGGCCATGCGCTTCGCGCCTTTCTTCATGGCCTCTTGGAAGCTCGGCAGGTTACGCAGTCGGGCGATGTCCGGTGCGGTCTGCGCGGAGAAAGAGGGTGCTGCGGAGTACGCGGCGTCGTACAGGGCGTTTGCTTCGGTGGAGCGCTTCTTGATCAGGTCCTGGATGTCGGTGTAGAAATCTTTCGATCCGGACATCAGCGTGCGCAGGTCTTCCGTCACGCGGGGCACCCGCTCCATTTCACGCCCTGCGAGTTCAGCCTTCGTCACACGGCGTGCCTCACCCGGCGCGGCAGACGCGCGGCGCAGGAGTGCTGCGGTGTTCTCGCCCAGGTCGGCCAGTGTCATCTCGCCACGTTGAACGGCAGCGATCTTCGCGGCGGCTTGATCCGGTGTCAGGCCGTCCTTCTCCAATGCTCGGGCGATCGCGATGTCAGCGGCTTTGTTCGCATCGCCGAACCCCATCGCTTGCTTGACCCTGCGGAACGCCGGAGCCATGACGTATTTTCCGGCCAGACCGAGCGAACCAGTCACGGTGGCACCGGCCACGGCCCCTTTCGCAGCCTCGGCGGGCTGTTCCATCAGGGACTTCTCGGACGTGCCCACGGCGGTGGCGGCACCGGCCCCCGCACCAGTCGCGGCCATGCGGCCAATGGTGGGTTGAGTACCCAGTAGCAATTGCGCGGCTCGAGGACCGACCGTCGAAGCCAGAGTCCGACCGAATCCCGGGATTAATGACGCACCGCCTGTCACCACTGCGGGGGCTATACCGCCCACGATCTCGGCGGTGGTCCCGATCACCGGGTGTTGCTCACCGTATTTGCGCAGTGCTTCGCGCTCAGCCTTGACCAGATCCTCGTACTTACCCTGACCCATCGCCGAACGCAGACCCGCGATCGCCTCGTCCGAGAAGCCGAACGTCAGGCCTTGCAGGAACTGGCTACCGGCACCGGTGGAGAAGGGTCTGGGGCGGGACGCTGAGGGTTGAGCCGGGGCTGCGGAGGGAGCAGCAGCGCCGCCAGTCTTTTGGGCCTCGAACTTCCGGATTGTGGCTTCAGAAGTACCATCAGGGAATTCATAGATCACCCCTCCGATCACGCGTTCGATTGGCATCACTGAGTCTCCCGGCCTTGGGCGTCAACACGGACGCGAGGCATACTGAAATACTGCTGATACGTCATGCGATTCGGATTCAGCACGATCTTACCGCTCGCGTCACGCGTCGTGATTGGGTTCGCTTCCAGGTACCTGCGCCACTGAGCCTGAGCGTGGGGAGTCACCGCGCCGTTGATCGCGGCGTACTTCTGGATGTAGTCGTGGAAGTCCCGGTCACGCTGCCGCTGCGCCAACTGGAACTTGATGATGTTCTCGTTGGTGGTGGGCTCCTTGTCCGAACTGAACGTGCCCAGTCGCATCCATGCCATGTCAGCATTCGACACGTTGGAGTCACCGGGGATTCGGTTCTGCTTGGCGGCGCGGGCAGCGATAGAGTCGAACTCGCTGATCTTGGCGCGGTCACCGGACAGCAATTTAGCGGCCTCGCCGATACCCATTCCCACACCGTAGGTGTAGCCGGTGCGGATCTCGGCATTCAGTGCCAGGGCGCGACGAAGGTCGTTGAGATCATCGTCGATACCAGAGATATGCGGAGCGATCTTCTCGTTGATATACTTGTCCGCTTCTCTTGCTTGCTCTGTGCGCTTGGTTGCGATTTCTCTCTTGTTAAGTCCGGTGAACTGGACTTTGGGATCGATTGGTATCCCCGCCTCCTGCGCGGTCTGGGTGATTGCGTTGACGTCGCCCTGTCGGATGTGCTCATCGATCTCCTGCCGGGTTCGGATAGTCTGGGCTTGCTGTTGCGCTATCGAAGTGACCTTACTCTGGCGCTCTAGACCCACATCCGTCTGCATTTCCTGCTGAGCGCGGGCCAGATCCTTCGGGTTGAGCGGGTCGCCACCGAACTGCTGCAGTTTCTTGGCCACCTCGGGATTTTCGCGCCGGAAGGCCTCGCGCTGTGCTTCCTGCTGTGCCCGAGCGAGTTGGTTGGGGTCGGTCAGATTTAGATTCAGACGCGCGGCAATATCGCGGAGACCCTTGGTCTCTTCGTACTGACGGAACTTGGCCGCGAAGGCCGGGTCAGTCAGCGAAGTCCCGGTCTGAGCCGCGAACATCTTCATCTCGGGTGTTGCCTTGTCACCCGCGAGAAGTTCCTTGACCCGGTTGATACCCTCGGGCGAGCGGGGGTCGATGCCCTCCGACTGCACCTGCTGTTGGTATGCGGTGAGCTTAGGTGAGAGCTTCGAGGCCACCGACAGGCCTAGTTGCGCCGCCTGGGTCTCTTCGCCCATCGCCGCGCGAGCCAGTTCATAACGCATCTGCGCGATCCTGGCGGCACGATCCTCCTCGGCCTGTTGCGCCTTAGAGTAGGCACCCGCCGCAGAACCTAGCGATTCACCAAATGAGCCGGTGCGGGTGGGGGCGAGGAATCCCTGAGCCAGAGCCAACATCGACGGATCAATTCGACTCTTGCGGTCCTGCAACGCGCTCACCATCGCAGTACGCGCAGAGTCTACCTCAGCCTTTGCCTTCTGATACGCCTCGCTATCCGCGCCCATGGCCTGTCTACCGAGAGCGGACAAGGAGATAGACCCGATTTGATTCGGGTCCACCTTCAGCATCCTAGCCAGGAGCGGGCTGTAGCCGCTGTCTTCAGTGGATTCTGCCATGATTGTTAACCGCCGTAGTCACCCGGACGAACTATGTCCCCACTGGAGGTGGTATAGCTGCCGTCCGAATTGTAAGTGATACCGCCACTACTGCCGCCGCTGCCGCCGCCTCCGAGGAATTGGAGACCGCCGCCGCTGCCACCACCACTGCCACCGAGGCCGAACATATTCAGGATCCCCTGAACAGCACTGGTGCCGCCGGAGCCAGAAGCGAACAGGGAGCCCAGGCCCGCGATCTGCGCCAGGGGCGAGGTGCTGTAGGCACCGGGCACCGGACCAACGGCAGTCTCCGACACGGTGGTAGGCACCTTAAGGTTCGCGTACACGTCGGCGGCGCTCTTCGCGGCAGCGACCGGAGCGAGGATCTTAGACTGCTCGAATTGCTGCTGCTTGCTGCCGAGCCCGTACTGCTCTTCGAGTGATTTTATCGCGGTATCCAGGTCTGCGGTAGAGATGCCCCTCTGGGTCTCGGCGGCTTGACGGTACAGACCGGCCTGAGCCAGTGCGGTGTCGAGCGCTTTGTTGTAGCCGGTCTCGAGAGCCTTTTGCTGCTGACCGAGCAGATTCGCTTGGACGTCAGCACCCATCTGACCCAGTGCGCCCGCCATGCGCCGCGAGCCGAACCCACCAGTACCGGCGAATGCGCTCTTGAGGCTCGGCAGCAGGTTACGCTGCAGGTTCTGCTGCTGCAGACGTGCCATCTCGTCCACCACACCACCAGTGTAGGGGTTCATGTACGTCTTGATCAACTCGGGGCTGATACCCTGTGCAGCCAGTTGCGCGGTCTCGCCGGCCTGCTTCATCAGGTCTTCATAGCGAGCCAGATCAGACGGTGCCGCAGCGAGTGCGCCAGTCTGCAAGCTGGTCATCGGCGAGACCAGTTGCTCACCGGTCTGACCGATCAGGGCCTGACCCGGTTTAGACAGATCTTGCAGGTATTGGTTATACCAGTCTGGACCGAGGGTCTTTACGTCCTTGGTGGTCGTAATATTCGGTAGCGGGTCACCTTGAAGCAGACTCATTTGTTAGCCTCTTTGAAGTATTGCAGGGGCGATTTGGCTTGTGGGGGGATCGACTTCAAGGAGCCGGAACGCTTATGCTTGCGGATTGCTTCGCGCATTGCATCGAGCTTCTTGGCACCCTCCTTGTTAGAGCCGTCGCCGAGCGCGGCCACGATCTCCGCGTCAAAGACGTACTCGCCGTCAGCCAGTTTCGCGGGGATAAGATCGTCTTGACCGCCCCCGGCACCCTGCACATAATGCGAACCTTTGTGGGGTACATCGCCGCCTGCCGCTGCCATCAGTGGTGACGAAAGAATTTTACCACCCGAGGCATGGCCCTGTACAGTTCCACCGGCCCGGTACGGGGCGATCACGTCGGCGGGCGACGCCTCGGAGCCGTACGAGAAGTACCCGGGCTCCTCCGGGGTTACGCCGGACGCCCGCTGCAGGGCGGATAAAGCCTCGGCCTCTTGCGCGTCAGGGGTTAAGCCGAAGAGAGCGGCCAGAGCAGCGTATGGACTAGTCTTGTTCATAAATCTTCCACCGAGCCATGTTTCTTTAATGTCGGATTCGGGACGCCCGGTACGGGCGGCGACCTCGGCGATCGCGATCTGGGTCGCCTGGGTAGGTGTGGCGCCGGCCTTGATCGCCTTGTCTGTGACCTTAGTTACTTGAGTCGTGATCGGGTCTACCGACGGAGGCGTGACTGGCCCTTCCGGGGTGACGTCCATGGGCGGCACATCTTTGACCGGAGGAATAGGACTCAGGGTCTTTGTGGGTCCTTCCACCGGTTCACCAGTGTTCACGTCGACGTTGACCGTCGTGCTAGTATTGGTGTTCGTGTCGGTGACCGTCGTGGTCTGAATATTCGTGTTCGGATCGACCTGAGTGGTAGTGACCGTGTTTGTGTTCGGATCTACTTGCGTAGTGGTAGTAACATTGGTGTTGGGGTCCACCTGCGTGGTGGTCGTGACGCCCGTGTTATTGTTAGTCTCAGTCGATGTCGTGGTGCCGGTGTTGGTATTCGTTTCCGTGCTTGTCGTCGTACCGGTATTCGTGTTGGTCTCGGTACTGGTGCTGACTCCGGTGTTGGTGTTCGTCTCGGTCGAGGTGGTTGTACCAGTATTCGTGTTCGTCTCGGTCGAAGTCGTCGTACCGGTGTTATTGTTAGTCTGGGAATTCGTGGTGGCACCAGTACTCGGGTCGGTCGAAGTCGAGGTTGACGTCCCGGTGTTGGTATTGGTCGTGGTCTGGGTAGTGGCACCGGTATTGGCGTTCGTACTGGTGGAATTGGTCACCCCAGTATTCGTGTTCGTCACACTCTCGGTCGTAGTATTGTTGCTCTGATTTGTGACAGTCTCAGCCTTCGTCCCGGCGTTCGGATCATTCGTTACAACAGTGCTAGTACCGGCGTTATTGTTGGTAGTAGTGCTCGTGGAAGTGCCGGTGTTATTATTCGTCTGAGTGACGGTATCTGTGCCGTTGTTAGGGTTAGACGAACTGGTCGTGGTCGTGTTGTTCGACGCGTCGGTGTTGGTGGTGCTCGTTGCTCCGGTGTTCTGATTCGTGGCAGTCACGGTCGTGCCACCGGTGTTATTCACAGTAGAATCAGTCACCGTCCCGGTGTTGGTGTTTACCTTCACTCCCGGGGCCGTACCACCACCCACCAACCCGAGGCTCGCCGCCGTGATCGGGGTACCCGACGCACTCGTGCCGAGCACGGTGTCTGCAGTCATGCCAGACGTGTTGATCAACCCGCCGCCTAACACCTCACGGCTGTAATCCGAGATCAGTTGGCTAATGTCGATCTGGCCGGTGGTGGACAGGTATGAGTTGTCGTTCGCAAGAGAGACATTAACCAGATCGCCGAGGGTTAGCGTATTGCCCGAAGCATCGGTACCAATAGAGATGTTGGTGTTGACCACCGAATCGGGACGGTATGAACCGTCTATCGATATGAGCCCCTGGTTAGCGAAAGAATTCGCCAGTGCAGTGTTAACATCCGCTGAGGTCTGGATTGTACTGGCGGTCTTACCGCCCACACCCGCACCCACTACCGATTTCGTGAGAGCGGAATTTAGATCTTCGCCGGTGGCCAGGGCAATAGCGAGTTCTTCGAAGCCCTCGATAGGAGCCTCGGTAGCCCCCGCGCCTATTTTCCTGCCCACCAATGATTCGATAGCATTTCCGAACCGTTTGGCGATGGCCGCGTCGACAACACCGGCGGTAGCGGCAGTGATCGCTCCCGCAATGTAACCATCTCGCGCCGCAAGGCGATCAGCTTCCTCGGGGGATTTGCCCTGGTTGATATATTCTTGGTATTTGTCCCGCGACGTAGCACCGATGGATTCGACAGTATTCAGGCCAACGTCAGTTGCGACGCCGGCGGCGAGACCTAAAAGCTTCGTGGCGCGTGCTGCAGCAGCCACCGGCAGTAATTCTTGGCCCACCTCCCGCATAACCATGTTGAGCGCCAACGGGTTGTCTATGACCGCGCTCACCAATTCGAACCCTTTGTTAAACCATCCTTCTCTGTTCTGGACCCGATTCAGGACGTTCTGTGTGGCCTCGGTGACCTGCGGCAACTCCATGTACTTCCCGGCGTGCTCGAGCGCTGTGAAAGCACGATCGACGAAAGTATTTCGACCACCCAGGCCAGTGACCAGACTAGAGCCCTGCTCGCCCACCAACTGCAGAATGTTCGAGATGCCCTGCTGTACGACGTTACCGCCGGTCTGCAAGTGATCCTTCATCCACTGTGGGGCCGCCACCACCGGCTTGAATTCGTCGCTGAGCGGAGTGCCCTGCATAGAGGTGGCAACAGAGCCGTAATCGATGGCGGTATCGTCACCGCTAGTCGTCCCAGTGGTTGACGTCGTGCGGAGCGGGACACCGGCCAGATTCGTCGCCTCGGTGGCGGTCATGCCGGTGCTAGTTCCGCGTCCGGCACCGGCTCCTACCGTTGCCTGTCGAGTGGCGTCGGATGCCGCAGCGAGTGTCGGGTTCTCAGCGCGGGTGTCAGTGCTGTACTCTTTGCCTTGCCACGTGAAGGTCTTGCCAGGGCCATACGCGGCGCGGGCTTGCGAGAAGGCACTGTCAAAGGTAGATGCATTCTCGATCGCGTCTTGCGTGGCGAGATTCGTGGTGGCTCGGCCCAGTGCCGCGTTGGCGGCAGCAAATGCTTCGTCTGCAGACGCGCCGAGCGTGTTGATCGAATCGATGAATGTGGACAACCCGAGGTCAGTAGAGCCAACCGATTGCAGATCATCACCAGTCACGGAGACCGTAGGACCGGTGGCAGTCCCGGGCAATCGTTTAATACCGGCTTGCTCTGCAGCGCTCACTGCACTCGATAACTGATTCGCCGCCTCCATGATGCCCATGAGGGCCATCGGGTTACCGCCCGCCCTCTGGATGGTATTCACCAAACCAATGGCCTTCGCTGCAACGGTGGCGTTCGGGTTATTTACGAGTCCTGCCGCAGCGTTGGCAATCGCCGAGATGTCGGGGTTCCCCGACCGCAATTGCTGCGCCAGCGCCAATCCAGAAGCGACTTGCTGTTGGGTGATGCCGGTGCCAGAAAGCGCTTGCCCCGCAGCACTACCAACACCGGAGGTCACCGCACCGGTGAGAAGAGCCTGTCCAAGCCCGCCGAGATCGCCGGACACGATGGCACCGGGGATGGCATTCAGCCCGCTTTGCACGGCACCACGCACCGCATCAGCGGCGATCTGGCTTCCGGTAAGATTCAGCGTCTCAGCGGCGGCGGTGTTGGCGAGGCTCGCAGCACCCGCGCCGAGTGCTCCAGTCGCTGCACCGGTCAACGCACCCTTCAACACGTCGCCGCCAGTCAAGCCCGCCTGAGCAGCACCAAGACCACCGCGAACGATAGCATTTGCCGCGATCTCCGACGCGAGGGTGGCGGTACCTCCTCCGAGGGTGGCACCGAGAGTCTGTGCGACTGGCCCCGCGAAGGCCATCGCCGCCATCGACACTAAAGGAGCGACAGCGCCCTTCCAGGACTCCGAGTAATCGAAGCCCCTCTCGTCTATCTTGTTACCTTGGCCGTCGAAACGGATGGCGACGCCACTATCACTGCCCGTGAAATAACGAACCTCGGCACCCGTGATCGCTCCGTTGTCGTCATAGGTGTAGGTCGTCTCAAGCGGCAGATTGCGGTCGTTCGTCGCAGTCTTGGTGGCCTGGAATCCGCCACCCTGGCGCTCGCCCGCGAAGTCGTACCCGATCGGCATGGACCGAACGGTGTATTCGCCGACCTGCATTCCGGCGTCGTAGAAGGTGGAGCCTTCGCCCTGGTTGAACGCTTGGTTGTAACTCGCCCTCAATTGATCAGCAATGCTCGGATCGGCACCAAACAAAGTCGTGAAGAGCGCCTGAGGAGAAGCGGATGCCGCTTGGGAGAGAGCGGAGGAAGGCGACGGGGCGGGTGCAGCCGCTGCGGGAGCGGGAGCGGGAGCCGGTTCAACGGCGGCCTGTGATAAAGTGTCCTCTAGATCCCCCTCTGTAGCGAGTGCCCGTTCAGCGGCCAATTGCACCAGAGGGCTCATGGATGCGGGAGCCGGAGCGGGTTCAGCAATCGGAGCAGGTGCCATAGAGGCTACCTGAGAAAGAGCACCGGCGGTGGGAGCGGGGGCCGGGGCAGGAGTGGGTGGCTTCGTGCCGGTGACGCGGTAGTAATCGTCTAGCGTGAACTTGGTACCGAGCGCTTTATTCCACTCATCAACCGTCTGCTGCGGCGACCAACCCATCCTCTGGGCGTATTCGAGACCCCTTTGGGTGGCGACGGTATCATTGACACCCCCGGCGTACATGTACGCTTTGAGATCGAACGGGGCAGAGGCGGAGGCGGGAGCGGGAGCGGGAGCAGCCTGTTGAGCCCTTTGTTCCATCAGAGCCTGATACTCTGGGGACCTTGTGAACTCCGTCCGCACCATCTCAGGCGTGTAGCCCATATCGTTCATGGCATTAAGCCAGAATCCGAAACCGCCCTCGTCAGGCGCGCGACCCAGAACGTCTTGATAAAGACCTGTCAGCACTGAGGCGTTGTTGGACGACGCCACCTGAAGGGGAGACATCGCCCCACCGGGTTCACCGTCGTTCTGAAGCAGCATTTCAGAGAGAGCCATTTACCTACCCGATGTGCTTAGAGTGTTTGTGACAGCCATGGCCCACTCTTGCCAGTCGTCGTATTGGTACGGATTTGGCATGCCGTCGCGGGCAAAGAGATCGATGCCCACGAATCCTGCCGCCCACCCCTTCCAATTGTCTTCGCCGTTTGGTATCTCGAGATTCTGCGCGGCGTATGCCTCGCACATGAGAGCAGCCCAATTGTCCCATGTTTGATAGCGAGGGTCGTAGAATGTCGACATCAGTAACCCCGCACGTCGCCGAAGTAGCCGTTGAGCAGGATTCGACCACACTGGTAATTGCCGCCCACCTCATTCGAGGTGAATCTGATCCGCAATTCGCGGCCCTGGAATCGGACGTCGATCTTATTCGTATCCGCACCGAACACGTAATCTGAGGACGTCTCAGTGTCAGACTGGGCGTACGGGTTTGCCTGGAAATTCATCGTCATGCTGCCCGACAGCAAGAAGTCGGGCTCGACACGTTCGATGTCCAACCACCGGTTCTCGCCCACCATCGCGGGCTCCGACGGACCGCCAGACACCCACCCCAGGTCGTTCGTCGTGAAGTAACTCTCGACGGCCAGTTGGGTGGTGCCTCGAATCGCGTCGGTGCCAGTCTCGTGCTGCCACAGCGAGACGTAAGTCTCGGTAGCGTCCACGGTGACGGCGAGACCGGATCCGGTGCCGCCCAGGTGCGTGTTCGCTACCGTCAGGGTATTACCGACGGCGTAATTGACGCCCCGATCTTGGATCGTGAAACTGGTCACCACACCACCGGCCACGACTACGGTGGCGGTCGCTCCAGTCCCGGCACCGCCAGACACCGGCACGTAACTGTAAGTACCATTAACGTAGCCGCTGCCAGGACTGGTCAGTGTGTAAAGGTCGACGCCACCGACAGCGTTGGGCTCCCAACCGGCAGAGATAGGGAACCGGAACACCTGCGAGAAGAAACCCGCCGAGCGGCGCGAACCGACCGCCGTACCGGCGTCATACCAACAATTCTCGCGGATGTTGTAAATGATCGCGTCGTTACACTCGGTGGAGTCGCCACGCGGGTAGAACCACCAAATCTCGCCGAAGCGGGGCACCTTGGTAGCCCACACCTTCTGGCGCTGCGAGTAATTCAGATTATCGAAGAAGTAGTTCTGGTTGAACGCGTTCGGGATCTCTTTGACGACGCCGTTGTACAGCAAGAACCGGTCGGTGCCGATCCAGTAATAGATGCCGTCGTACTCAATCACGCACTGGCTCGACATAATCGAGGACTGGCTCGAAATAATGTCGTAGCGCCAGTATTGGGTCACCGTCGTGGCACCGACCACGATGTTCGTCGGGGCGTAACTCACGCGCACGAGAGAATCGAGTGACCAGAACAGCCCTGACGGGGAATTCGAGCCACCGCGCACCGGGAGCGCTTGGATGAACTTGCCGGTGGCAACGTTCACCTCGTTAGCCTCAGCCGACACCCAGTCGTCGATATTGCCAGAGGCGCTGTTTCTGATCAGACCGTTATTACCATAAACGAATACATATGGGTGCAGCGTAACCACGCCTCCAGACACTTCAACCTGATTGTCAAAGGTAAGGGTTACCGTACCACTCGCGGAGGCGTTATTCGACAGTGTGACTGTGGTGCCCACGACCGCTGTGACTGTGGTGCTCGCGGGAATGCCCACGCCTGTCACCAATTGACCAACACCTACGTTGGTGTTCGCAGCGGACAAAGTGATCGTAGGGAGACCCGAGGTCGTGGTCGCCGACCGGGTGAACACACCAATGGCCGACATCGTGGTGCCCGACACCGCGCCACCAAGCACCGGGGTGTTGACCTCGTTGTCGATGTTCAGGAGGTTCAGGCCCGGGTGTGCCAGGAGAATCTTGTTCCCCGACCCTGCCGTGTCCGTGAATGTGTCGAACTGCCAGAGATTCAGATTATTCGGCGTGAAATTATTCAGCGTCAGGAACGTGATACCGGAGCCGACGCCATTATTGTCGATCGGGATGACCTGCAGCCCGTTGTTGTAACCGCTGTAGACATCGTTGAAACTGCTTCGCGGATCAACATAGATGCCGCGTGACGGCCCCGCAAGGTCGTCTACGATCTGCTTGTACCCACCGATCTTGCGCGGACGACCGCGCTGAAACCGCACCCATTGACCATCAGAATAATACTGCTTGTCAAAGGTCGTACCATCCCGCTGAATGCCGGGTTTGGTATCGAGGGCGAATACCTTCTTGGTCACTTCAGAAGGCCCCGCCAGAAATACCGGTGGTGAAATTGCCGGAACCAGTCACGGCGATCCCAGTGGCCGTCGTGTCGACGATCAGGCTACCGAGCACCGAAATGCCGAAACGACCTAATCCGGGACGATACACGCCAGTGTTGGTCTCGGATGCGAAGTTAAGCGACGGCGAACCCGCCGAGCCGTTCACGAGGCTCAAAGCGGTAGCGCCGGCCTGAGTGGTGTTGGCGTTGTAGAAATTAATGCCGTCGCAGATGACGGTCGCCTGACCACCAGAAGGGATGATTGCATCAGCGCCGCCAATGGCTCCGGTGGTGACCGTCAGCGTGTAGCCACCCGCACTCGTCTGGTTCGAAATCACGTACAGGTTCACCACCGGCGGGTAGGTAACCGTCACATTCGAGGACAACGTGCCGGTGTAGAACTGGATCGTGTTCGATGCTTCCGAGGCGGTTAGCGTGTACGCGCCACCGGTCACCGGCTTCGTCAAAACGTTGAATGCGAATTCGGAACTCTGTCCGTATCCGACTGTCACATACTCGACACCGGTGCACAGAATCATCGCGGATTCGCCCGGGGCGAACGCCTTAGAAGTGATTCCGTCGATGAACTGACCACCGGTGGTATTAATTGTGACCGTTCCCGACCCGTTGTTCTTGAATAGCAGGAACCAGTTATTTCCGACGGTTGCGGCAGTCGGCAGGGTCGCGGTCGTGGTACCACCAGTCCAAACGTAATTCTGGGCGCGGTCGGTAGTAGCGAAAGTGTACGACGCGATCAGTGACAGAGCCGGATGACTCTGGTTCAGCGTAGCGCCCGTCGCCACAAGGCCGTTGCCTGCCAGGGTCGCGGCGTCCGCAGCAGAGGTGCCAACACCGAAAGCGATGTTACCCCACGTGCCATATACATTCGGATTGGCCGTGATGTATATGTACTTGGTCTCTCCCGCCGCGATGGTAACGATCGTGCTGTTACCCTCGAAGGTCCTGACCGTGAAGGAGTTCGCGCCGACGTTCCGGATCAGAGCGTCGTTACCTACCGACGTCTGGTTCGCGGGCGGCATATACAGCGACAACCCCGCAGAGGAAGCCGTCACGTTCATGATACGCGCGGCGTAATCGTCCGTCGCGTTGCCGTTTATCGGCCACTGCAACTGGGTGTTGGCCGTCAGCGTGACCGCTCGATACGCAACGTCCGTCGGTTGAATGACGGTACCGGTGAAAGGACTGTTGTAACTCATGTATCCACCGCTATGGCTTGACGATCAGCAATCCGCAGTTTGTCTTCGTTCTTCAATACTGCGATGATCTGGTCGTATTGTGCTTGCCAGATCGGGATACGGTCGTCGTTTTTGAGGAAGGGCATGGCTTGCAGCAGCGAGCCATAGAGCAGAGCCTGGGGAGCGTAGATCGTGAACCAGTTGGTCTGATTCGAGGAATCCAACGGCTGAGCCCGCTCGTAGTACAGCACCTCGAAATTGTACGCAGCATTTGGCGTGGGACCCACCATCCAGTGCGTGTAATCGTAGTCGCAATAGAACAGTGGGACGTCAGTCTCGGAGGGGTCAGGCCAGTAATTCCTGATGTACTCGTACTTGCGCAAAAGAACCGGCTGACGTTTGCCGTTTACCGTCACATTCATCGATACGGTCTTGTGCCACCGGGCGGGCTTGTCGATAACGTTCGAGCCCTGCACCATCGTACTGGCATTGACCGTAATACTGCCCAGGATCTTGAGGTCAGCCGCGATCACCTGCTCGGCGAGCATGATGAAAAGGGGGATCTTGTCCAGGGTAGCGGCATCCGTGCGCTCAAGGTAGGTACGGATGTTTTCGACCAACGAGTCGTATGTCATGACCGCAGCGGTAGTCATACAACTCCTTTCGATTCGGGTGGGTTTCGCATATTATATCACCACTCAAGTATATGGTCAACTCAGTGAAACAGTGCCGCCCTTGCCCGACACCTGCGGTCGAGACCCGGGAGAACCTTACCACCGGCCTTGTTCCACAAGAGTAACTGCTCGATCGCGCCTTCCCAGTCCTGAGCGTTAATCTTTCGCCGGAGAGTCGATGTCTGCAGACGCCCGACACCGAGGTTATAGCAAAAGTCTACGGCCACGTTGAACCGGTTGGGATGTTGTAGCAGCACCGGGCACAGCCGCACGACGCCCGGGGCATAGGTGTGCTGCAGTTCGGCCATGAGGAGAGCGTCAGCCTGCTCCTTGGTCACCGGCGCGTCCTGCAGGGTCACCTTCCGACCGTCGGAATAATAGGTGCTGCCGTATCCGATGGTGGGGATACCGGCGGGGCACATATAGGGCTTACTCCTGAACCCCTCGAACTCGCGGCACAACTTCGCTGCAAGGTCGAGATTCATAGGCCACGCTGCTTGAGGGTGCGGTCCAGGAACCAGTAATTGATGGTGCCCGACACCAGAGCCATGAAATCGGCGGTCATCATGGTCTCAAACACTTCGCGGGGTGCCGCACCTTGAAGCCATGCATTCCAGGCGAACCACAGGTGCACGAAAGACCAGAGCAGGATCACCCAGTAGGTGACCACCGGGCGCACCGAAGCGCTCAGGGATGCAGCCCACCCACCCGCAGCCTTTGCCATCTCGGCTTGCTGATTGATGGCAGCGTTGAATGCGTCCATTACCCCGACATCGATCGCGGCGTCCCGTGCGGCACCGATCTCGGCTAGTTTCTGCTGCCCCCGGATCTGCTCCAGGTCGCACTGGCGTTGAAACATCAGCAGTTCGTGCTGACGCTCGTTTTTCTTATCGAAGAACTTCAGGACTTCCGGGGCCAGACGGAAGATGCCCCCGAGCAGGGAGCCAAAGATGCCGCCGCTGAGTAGTTCAAGCATTTGTGCCTCCCGTAGAGATCACGTCGTCGCCTTTAGTGACGGTCACCTTATCACCCTGAACCGTGACCTTCATGGGTTGCTCGGGCTTGTCGAGACGATCCAGCTTTTCGATCAGGGTCTGAATGACCTTGAACTCTGGCTTCTCCTGCTTCTCAGCAGTACCGGCGATGCCGTTCATCATGTTGATGAGAGCGACCAAGGCACCACCGATCATCGTCATCACTGCCGTGATGGCAGAGTCGGACAGGAAATAGGAGGAGCCGACCCCGATCAGCACGATCAGGGTGATGTAGAAGAGGCCGAACCTGCCGATTGACTTACCGGCGACCTCTTTTGCCGTTTCACCAACAGGCTTGACTTCTTCCATCTCAGATCCCCAACAGGTTCTTTAAGAAGAGTGCCGCCACACCGGGTCCAAGAAAGACCGCAGCGATGGTGATGTACAGCAGGATCTCGATGTTACGCATACGCCGAGTTCCCTCTTTGAAGTTCCTCTCGATGCCCTCATAGCGTTGAGCGCACACCGCTTCGTGTACGGACAATC